ATGCCCTTTGAGTAGACGATTCTATTGCAGATATTTTATCTGACACCTCAGGTAATAATTGAGATGCGTCTTTCAATGAACCGTCAGTATTGCGGATATTTATATCGAGTTTATTAAATGTTTGTGCGGCCTGTTCGTTCCCCTGGGAAGCTTCGCCTGCCGTTATGGACAGTCGCTTCATACCCATTTCAAACTTTTGCTGATCTTCGTCTGATAGATTCGCGGCATATCGGTATTTAGATAAAGACTCTGTCGATATTCCAAGTTGATTGGCCATGTTGCCGACTTCCTGATAAGCATCGGCTGTTTGTTTCGTCATGGCAAACAAGGCGGTCGTTGCTGCTGTAATACCAGCACCGGCGGCAATAGCAACGGTTTGCAAGGAAGGAAGGCTTTTTGTTATGTTACCGAGGGTATTTGAAAACTCGTCTTTTGCCCGGATTATAAATTGCAGGACATTATCAGCCAATCTGTGACTCCCTTATGTCCCGCAACTCTGATTTTATGGCAGTCATTATATCAATAACGATCTTCGTCTGCTGCATGAAACTGCCCTCTTGAAGCCAAAAGCGCCGGGTGTAATATCCAGTCCTGACGCCTTTCTTCCTGTTCCCTTTATATGGGGCCGTTCCACCGTCAGAGTGCCATTCATGCGATTGATGGAACAGCCAATACCATACTGCTATATCGTACCCTTTTAAATCTCCGCTTGCGTCTCTGCCGTCTGCAAGTCGCCGGACGGCAATGGCAAGTTTTTTTCCTCATCCTTCATAAGGGTTGACCGCATGAAAAGCTCTTGAAGGATATTAAGGGTGATGAATGCAAGCTTCGCCTCGGTTGCAAGCAGTTCGGGGGTTGGAACCTCGCCGTTAATGGTAAGGCCTTTTATATCTCTGACATATTCCTTGATAATCGGTAATCCGGCCTGCTGTAATGATAGGGCGTTCCTTGTTGCCTCGTCCCTATCGTCAAACTTTTTCATAAAAGGAGAAAGCATAAGATAATGCTCCACCTTGAGGGGGTAAAGCTCCATTGTTATAACTTCCCCCCTAAACTGTGTTTCGTATCGCTGCCAGCCTATTATAATGTCCATCTGTTTTTCTCCCGCACGATTTATTTTAATACGTTGCCACGGTGTTCTGTGCCGTGAACTTTACCATATGCGCCGATCCTACATTATAATCAGCGCGCCCCTTGAAGCTGATCTCTATGAGCCCCGGGCCTGATATATTGTCAGGATATTCCGTATATTTGAAAGAAGGGAACTCCATAATCAACTGTGCATTATACCCGCTAGATACAGTCTGGCCGGTCAATGTAATCTTGAGATTCTGAGTCGTACCGGCAATATATATATCTTTCTGTGCATCACCATCAAGAATCATGGTCCCTGATATTTCGATAGTCCTGAAACCGTCCCTTACAATACGATTGGGAAATAAAGTTCCATCAAGTGTGCCGTATGCCTTGAAGCTATTATTCGGGCTGATTGTAAGGTTTTTAACTGTTGATATGCCCGTACCTGCAAGACTTACGCTTGCCTGATTCCAGGTGTATTCTGAACCTACAAGGAAGGAAGGTGTTGACTTTGACAGTTTCGCAGCCTTGCCGCCGATAAAGGTTGCCGTGCTTTTAACTACAGCGCCGTGCGCCATTTCGATATTAAGGGCATTAAGGCATAGGTTGCTATAAAGGGTCCCTGAGCCTGTACCTCGATAAACTTCTGCTGACATGGGCGGCACGGGGGCGAACTCGTCGAAGTCCGACTGTAACGGAATGAAGGTGTGCTGATAAACGGAATCGACTAGTGTTGAACTGTTGACCGTTCCACACCAGGCCTTAAGAAGTTTGCCAATCATTACTGGATGGACTTCACAGACGACATCACCACCAACTTCGTTAAATCCGGTGAAGCCCGGCCCCTGCTCATATCTTGATCTCATACCCTCGCTGACAAGCTCGGGAATCTTCTGCTGGAAGGTTTCTGATATGAATGGGATAAAATCAAGCGAAGTCTGGTTCGCTGTTCCCCATGAACTCTGAAAACTCAGGCCGACATGACCTTGATTGCCGTATGCTATACCCATGTTCTATTCTCCTTCTTTTGGTGCTATTTTCTTTGGTGCGGGTGCCTTTATTGCTAATCCCTGATCAATAAGGGCTTTTGCTGTTTTGTCCGGGGCGTCAATTGAATCCCCTGCTACAAATATTCCCAGGTTGGGAACTTCCCTTTGTTCTGCTGTCCATTTTATAATCATGATCTCACCTCTGCCTGTATAGTTATTATTGCTGCCTGATGATGCGGCTTTGCGCCTTCGTTTATTTCGTAATCAATGCGATAGCCCTTGGAATTGTTGACATATCCTTCCAGCTTGGGATTGGCAGTCAGAACGGTCATAATCTTGTTGACTGCATCTTCTAAACCGTCCTCACACTTCCAACCCTCGTTATCCGCATATTGAATCTCAACCTTAAGCTCGATGCCGACAAGCCAGGGAGTCGAACTCATGGTGTGCGCTTCAAAATCAAGTGAGCCTTTTGTAATATTAATCCAGCCGTTACCTTTTGCCGCGACATTGGGGTCTGTATTGCGCTCCGCGTTCCTCTCGATGGTATAACCGGATGTGTTAGCCTTAAGTATGTTCTCAACAGCCTGCGTGATCTGCTTAAAATTAATCATCTGAGAGCTGTCCTGATTTCATTATCAATTATCTTTCTCAATGGTTCTTTCATTTCTGCATGAGTCGGAAGTATCCGGCGTCTTGGTAGCTTTGGTTGACCTGTACTCTTAGCTATTTTGCGGGGCTTGTCGCTGTCATGATATATACCGTACTTTTCTGCTGAGACTAATGCACCCTGTGTATCACCTATTTCATGTCTCCAATGGTCTCTTAACCAGCCTTTGTTTTGAAGTATTCTTGCCTTACCTGCTCTTTCCTTTTGCCTCATTTTTATTGTGCTTGCGGCCAGAGGTTTCCATCCGCCTACTTTCTCACCTTCGCCCCTGAAGTTTCGCTGAGTCCATGAGAACACATAGGCAACAGCCTTTGAATAAAACCCCTTTCCGGTTGCTTGCTTCATGGACTTGGCAGTATCAATCATTTTCTTGATAGCCTGTTCCGCACCGACAAGATGCAATGCCCGGTCAAGCGTCATGTGCGGGCGTCCTCTTCTGCCTGAAGCATGGAAGAATCTACCATTGTATGTGCATTTTCCGCATCAAGCATAGTATGTACCGGCTGATAATTCGATGTGCTTGACCATATATCTGCCCGCTCAGTTGACTGTGTAATCACGCCAAGGGGTGTGAGTAGAACCTCTTTGCCGTCCTTTATCCGCTGTATTCTTTCATAGACGGCCTCCCTGATAAGCTTTGCCTCGTCCGGTTTCTCCATCGTGAGCGCCTTACGCGCATACGCGAGGTCAAGCGTGAGGTCTGTTACAGCCATCGGGATCGGAGCAGTAAACGGCACAGTAAACGCGGTTCCAAGCAATCCGTTAAGCTCGCTCTCTGCGTAGCTGATAAAGCTGGTAATCTGCGTTTCAGTATCCGACCACTTAGAGGCTATCGGATACCGTGTGATCAGATCGTCATAGGTTGCATAGTTGTATGTGCTCATTAAGCGTAATACCTGTTTTCATATTCCCCGATATTGGTTTCAATCAGGAGCGAGGTTAATTGCTCTATGTCTTTCTTGCTTTCAAACATTGCAGCAATGGGTTGTTTTGGAAGCCTTGCGCCGCCGTTCAATTTGCTTGCAGACATATCAACGGCAAACTGTATGCCCCGGCCAGCCGTGAGAAGTTCAACAGCCTGGGTGTAATACACAAGACCTTCAACAGCCATTCGCGTCTGTTTGGCATCAAGTAACTCATGCCATATCTTAACCGCTTCTTTCGCTCTTGTTTCCATGTCAGGCGTTACCTGTTTCAGCCTCTCGAACATATACCGGTTATAATGGGCAAGGTCACGAATCCATAGGAATTTACCAAGCGCTCTATCTGGATATTTTTCACGGTCCTTCTGCATTAACGGCCAGTTTCGCTCGAATCTCTTGCGCCTAATTGCCTCGGTGCTGTAACCTGTGTGCATTATTGATATGTCATCCAGGATCATGACCTTGCCTGCGCCTTTGTTTATCTCAGTTTCAGGGTGTTCATGCACTACGCCAAAGAATTTAATCCCCTTGTTATTCCGGAATAACCTCACCGGCATATCGGTTTGTAATAGGCAAGCCGGTTCAACTGCAAAGTGATGCTGCTTGATTGCGTACCCGTTGAAACAATTGGGGCGTAGGTACTTTGTCAGATTATTTGTGCCCTCAAGCGTTTCATCCGCGTCAATCCAGAGTATCCAATCCATTGAGGCTTTTGCTATTGACAGGTTGCGGGCTGCATCAAAGCCAATATCCATTGGTGACTTAATGCGGAATGTCTTTGCCCCGTATTTGTGGCAAATTTCTTCTGTTTTATCCGTTGTCTTTTCGTCTATCGCAACAATTATCTCGTCAGCAATATCGGCAACAGTCTTGAGCGTCTTTCCTATGCTGTCTTCCTCGTTGTAAGCAATCATGCAAACAGACAATGTTTCCCTCGGTGCCTGCATCCATTCCTTTCGGGCATAATCTATCTGACCGCATGGCTTGTCTGTCTTCGAGAATGTCCAAACAAAATGTCCTAGCTCGCCCGAATGAGGAACGGCCAGCAATTTGAAATTAAGGAAATCCCCAAACATTTCTTTCAGGTCTTGCCTTTCAAAATGATGCAGGTGCGCCCGCCAGGGATAATGCTCTTTAAATCCCATTGCCTCCCACGGTCCATAAGGTGTCGTACCAAGCAAGGACCCTCCATCATTAATATGAAGCATAAGCTCATCAATCAATGCCTGCGGGTCCTTTACATGCTCAAGCACCTCAGAACACAGCACGAGGTCGTATTTAAGTTCAGGATGATCCTTTAAATAATCAATATCGCCCTTTACAAATTTGGTCTGGCTTTCCATTCCGGCTTGCTTCGCCCATGTCTTTGCCTTCTCAATGTTGCTTGCTGCAATATCAAGACCGGTTATATGTATTGAATCCTTCGGTGTCCGGGCTATTATGTTCATGGGATAATGCCCATGCGCGCAGCCGTAATCAAGGCAGGTCTTCGGCTGCAACTCCATTATACGGGATAGCACAACATTGAAGCGGTTATTGCGTCCCAAGTCTTCAGGGCCATATACTACACCCCTCGCCGCCTCATACTCATAATAAGCCTTGTAATGAGCTGCAAAGTCATCGTTGAAATAGAACTTGTACTTCTTTTCGTACTCATCAATCAGACTTACAAGTCCCATCTTATCAGCGGCAACGATATCACTCTGCCTTTCAAAGTGCTTGGCAAGCCTTAGTGAACATTCATTTTTCTTTTCAAGTTCTTCCCTGAAGATATTATCCCATTGAAGCGCGGCATCTTTCCAGGTCTGCCGTTTTGCAAGGGCCTTCTTTCTGAGTGATTCCAATTTTGAAGGCTGAGAGAAAACCATCCTGACAGTCTTGGCAAACTCTTTCTTGTCAACCTGGCCATCTTTAAGAGGCAGAAGGATGGACCCACCGCCTTGTAGTGTCTCAGTCGTTGCTGACCAATCTGAGCCTATTACCGGCAAGCCTGCCGCGTTGGCCTCTAAGGCTGCAATGCAACTGGTATCCTCAAAGGTTGTTGGGTACACATATAACTCAGCGTGAGCCATTGCCTCATAGAGTTTACGCTTTCCCAGATGTCCGAGATTCGTAACATTGGGCAGGGCCTCGCATCTTTGCCATAAGTAATTATAGAAAGTGGCCATTTCCGGTGTGGTGTTATCGTACCCGCAAACGTACAAATGACAATCATGCAGTTCTTCCATGATGCCATCTTCGCCTACAAGATTGATAAGCCCTCTTTCTGGTCGCGCCATGTAGAACAACGACCGGGGTTCTCTTTCGATTCCCTCAAGCCCCTCGAACATCGAATAGTCAACACCGTTCGTCGTTGCTATGATCGAATCAAGCGGGATGTCATAGACCTTAGACACCTGCTGCCTGTGCCATTCTGATACTGTGAGTATCTTATCTATGTTTAAAAGGTGAGCCTGAACATGCCCCTGCCTTGCGTATGTGGCAAGGTCATGCAACCACCACAAGGTAAGTTTAGCATTTACCGGTTTAATAAAGGCAAAAGGATGGCGCTGAATAATGCAGACATCAAAAGGACTCTGCATTACCAGATGGAATCTATCACCGAGCGGAAACTGCTCATTGACATTACCGAGCCATTCATAAAGTACGCCATCCCAATATTGACCGACTACCTCTTTTTTATCATTGAAGTGTTGAAAATTGGTAAACAATGTGACGGTATGGCCAAGGGAAACAAGTTCCTTAGCCATGTAATACGCCGCCGACTCAGAACCTCCCAATGATTTACCACTTGGAATCGTATCACCATTGAAAGGCATCCCCGCACAATGAATTGCTATGAACATCAATCCCCCTTTTTTACTTTTTCTTTGCCTTGGTTGGTTTTGCAACCTGCTCTTCGGTTGCGACTTCCTCAGTCCCCGCCTCATCTACCTTAGAAGCTTTCTCAGCTTCAATTTGTGCTAATATTTTCGCATCTTGTGTCAACATATTGGCCTCATTAAGGGGGAAGGGGATTGCTCCCCTCCCGTC